ATGGAGATTATGTTATTAATAAGCGCACTTATTATTATGGCTTCGACTTTTTTAGTAGGACGTTTAACAGAGTTTGTTAAACAATTACATAGCGTCGAACATGGCGGTCTGCTTGACAGTGGTAAAAAGTTAAGATTTGTTTTAACAATTTCATCACAAGAGCAAAAAGAAGAAGCTTGTGGTCCAAACACAAACTCCTCAAAAAATGATTTAGATTAACGCCGTTAATCGAGTAGGAGCAACAGCTCCTATTTTTTTATTTCATTGGTTATTTTATATAACACTTCTTATGTTTTTTCAATAGTTTTTTGTCACATTTAATATAACTGTAATGTTACTGTAATATTTTTGTAATATTCATATTAACATTTTGTTATTAGTATGTCAATATTATATCATAATATTTTTCAAAAATCAACTAATCCGTTTTCCTTGCAACTGTTTACTAGTAGCAATTTTAATACTTTATTATGATATATTTTTATTATCTAAATAAATCTTTTTATATTAGTCTTTAATAACATTTTTATATTAAAAGAACAAAAAAATAAGCTAGGCACTGCCTAGCTCGTTATACTTTTTTACAATATCTTAAGCAAATCCAACCAGATGGAATCTTTCCCCATTCACCTTTTACTTCTGATACATCACAGATACAATTTCTTACTAATCCATTTGCTTTATATCCTACTAATCCTTTTATCTGAGCCTGTGCGTTTAGTGTTAACTGATTGAATTTTTTCCAATCATAACTTGTCCCTGGACCAGTTCGTATTGTTAAAACGTCACAGTCAACTTTATATCTACCTTTACTATATTTTTTACTATTATTTGAAGGTAAATTTGCATTTATATATTTTGTTGGGTTTATAAAATTGTCATTTTTATCTCTTACTTCAAAATGCAAATGTGCTCCAAAACTATGACCAGTATTTCCCATATAGCCTATAACTTGTCCTCTTGACACTTTTTGTCCTACTTTAACTGTTACACTATTATATTTCATGTGTGCATACAACGTATAATATCCATTGTGCTTAATTTTTACATAATTCCCATAAGAGCAACCAGTTTTATCATTTGTTTTATAATTATTTCTGACAGCAACTACAGTTCCTTCTGAATGTGCTGTAATATAATCTAATGTATAACCTGTGCCAACTAAATCAATACCATTATGTACCCATTTTTTAAACGCTTGTGTGATCACATTGCCTTTATTTTTAAATAATCTACTCATCCTCTGTCACCTCGATTTCATCTTTTATTTCCTCAAAAATTTCTTCTGTAGGTTCTTCTACAGGCTTCATTACTTCTATTTTTTCATCTTCCATAATAAACTCCTTTCTCTTTTTATACGTTTGTAAAATTGCTCCAAGTTCCATTGACCATTTTTCGATACTGCAACAAACCACTCGTTGCACTAATTAAAAATTGTACTTTATAAGTCGAAGTGTATGACAATTGTAAGAAATACCCGTTGTTAATATGATTTCCGCTGACTTTGCAATCCGATAAGTATGCAAAACCAGTGAAATCGTCTAATGTGTTCAATTCTTTTTGAACCAGACGTGGAAGTATTCCATTACCTAAACCACTTTGATTTAATCTAGTAATAGCTGAACTAATTGCTGTTGTGTTATTTTCGATTTTTTGTTTATTTTTAGTATGCTGAGGTATCATATTCTGACCCCTCTTTTCTTTTTTAATCTAAATATAAGTGTGTGTGTGTGTGTGTACAGCCACAAAGGTTTTAGCTTTTATCATAATTTTATTCTCCTTTATTTTTGTAATTAATATTTGAGATGCCTAATATTGCGCCCATAAAAGTTGTAACTGCTGTCATTATTGTTAGAACTATGTCAGTACAACCAATATTAAAGCAATTAAGTATTACACCAGTTAATGTAGTTAAAGCTGGCAAAAATACTAATGTAATCCATTTTAAAATATCATATACTTTATTGCTCATTCTTTTTCGCTTCCTTTCATTTCATTAATTTTTCCCACTTATCATGCATATAAGAATTTTTATGCAAGTCTTTTGTATAATGTTCATACACTTCGTAAGCACGCTTAATTTGTACTTCATCTTTTTCTATTCCTTTTTCTACATCTGCTAAAAAGTCTACTAAAAAATTTCTGCATTGGTTTTCATCAATTTTATCAATTCTTCCATAAATCGGTTCAAAACCTTTGCTAATAGCTTTTTTACAGAACATACATATAGTTGTTATTGCTGTTAAAAAACTTGATATTAGAATAACCCATTGAATTATATCTTTCATATTTTTTTCTCGTATAATGTTATATGTTTATTATACTAACTCCTTTCTTTTGTTTTATTTTTAATTTCCTGCTATAAATGATATATTTGCAAAAATAGTATTTCCGACTTCAGGTCCTTCAAGAGTAATAAATCCATCCTTTGAAATACTGAAAACACTAGCTTCTCTTTTTGTCAAATTTGTAATTGGATAGTAGGAAAATTTCTCAGGTCTAAATCCTGCTGGCAATTGACACACTGTTTTAGCTGTTCCTGATTTCAATGCTAACATTAAAGTAACAATATTGTTATTTTTTTCTATCTTATTAGCATTGCTACTATATTCTTCCCAGCCATTGAGTAGTATCGGAAAAGATACAGAATCTCGAGTCAAACATTGCCATTGCCCCCAAACATTATTATTTTTAGTTCGAAATTTTACTCCCGCAATGCTAAATGAAATTTGTTGTCCATAAGATTTATTACCATATTGCATTCCAATAACACTATGAGTAGCACCTGATTGAATATAATTGTTATCACTGACAGGAGAATTAGTTATTAAGTATGCCTTACCATCTTTATAACCGTCTCCAATTATTTGACTTACATCATCGAATTTACTATCATTTGTTTTTACAAAATAATTCTCAAGCTTATTTTCTACTAGATTTTTAAGTATTTTATATGCGTTAAGCACTATACTCCCCCCTTACTACAAATTCAAAATATTCGCCTACATCACAACCCCAGTCTATTGTTGTCTTAATCTGATTGCTTACTGTGTTAGCTTCGCCTATCTCTCGATAATGACCGTCTGTTCCTGCATCGTCTGAACTTAGTACTAGTAGTTCTCCCATATAATACACATCAAGGCAATGTGTTCCTACTTTATAGTAGCAAGGCAATGTTATAGTTCCACCTTTTGCAACATCTGCAGTTAGCTGTAAAAAGTATTTGTGCTCTATATGTGAATTTATTTCTTCTTCAATGTTATCTTGCATACCATTTAAGTTTTCTGCCGATAATGGTGTTGTTCCTTCGTAAACCGCTTCTTCTACTTCTTGCTTAACATTACCGTTCATAAAGTATGCTTTACTTTTTAATGTTCCATTTTGAAATACCTTCTTTTTCATCTTCTAGCCTCCAGTTTCTCAATTTTGCTTTGCAATTTATTAATTTGTTCTTGTTGCTCTTGAATTGCTTTAGATAATGTTGCTATTATAGGCAACTCATTAATATAATATCTTTCTTCTATTTTTCTTTTTGGGTCTGCTGGTCTCTTAATAACAAAATTAGAATCTATTTGTTCCATTTCTTGAGCTATATATCCTATTTTATAATGTTTACCATCATCTATTTTGTCAAATTCTTTATGTTTAATTTTTTTGATTATATCTAAAGCACATGCACTACTATTTTTTATATTCTTCTTTATTTTTTTATCTGATGAAATATTATTAGCATATACATTTCCGTCAACATTCAAATCAGCTCCATAAATTTGTACTATACTAGCTGGGTACATTGATATAGTTGCCTTTTTACTAGCAGTTCCTAAAAATATAGTTCCACCAGCCACATGAAAATCTCCATTATCAGTTTGTAAAACATAGTTTTCTCCACCGATTTTAAATGAATAACTTCCGACCTGAATTTTTAAAAAATTCAACAGCATTCAATATGTTGATTTTTGGTGTATTGCTATCATATGAATTTTCTGGAATGATTTGCAATAGAACATCTTCAGTTTCTTTATCTATAAAAACTATCTCTCCACTTAGTCCACCAACAATTTTAACATTTCCAGAAATTATACCACTTTTGTTTCCAGAAAGAACTAAATCACATGCAGTTAATACTAATTGACCACTAAAATCTCCAGCATTTTTGCTAGCCATTTTAAAATCTTTAATAAAAAGTATTGGCCAAAACTTCCCATCGCTTTGAGTCGTTATCCCCCAAGCCATTCCATCTTTAATACTTTGATTATAGTCTCCAGGAACCGCAAAAGCTATAAACTTATTTCCATCAAATTTTTGAACACCCATATTTGCAAATACCGTTTCACTATCGTAAAAGTGCTGCCCTGTTTTATCCAAAGACATCAATACTTTTTTATTGTCATCTAATATTGCTAAACTTGCATTTTGATTTATAATCATCATTTGAATAAATTCAGCAATTTTGTTCCAAGCAACTTTAACAGCTTCTGAATTTATTTCCAAATATGTTGCAAATTCATTTTTATCTAATTTAGCGCTTGCCATTATTTCAATTTTTCTGGCGGTTTGTTCTATTCCTGTTTTAAACTCTGATTCAGTTATATACATATCAGTGAAATCATTTTTTACAATGTATTCTGCATAAAATTTGTTTCCTACCATATCGATTAAGTAGATATAATTGTCGCCTTCAAATAACTCAATATTTATATTGTCTAAAGGTTCTTTTATAGTTTCTTCTAATTCCTCTAAAACATAAAACTCTGTTAGTTTTAATCTACGTAGAACATAATCTTCATCTTTCGTTATAACTAAACTATCATAAATATTGCCTTTAAATCGTAGCTCTTCAATGTCTATTATGTACTCTTTTTTATCTGCAGACGGATTAGTTCTACTTTGTTTATCTACTACTATTTTATATTTCATAATACTATCCTTTCTGGTTAACTTGTAATCCTATTCTTGGATATAAATTACTACGAGGAAATAAGTTTGCTTCATAAGTCTTATTTCCTTGCACCTCTAGTCTTAATATATCAGCTTGTCCTGCATCTTTAATATGTATCTCACTTACTCCATCAGTTTTTCTCTTATATTCTGCTGTATTAGATACAGTTTGCTTTATTACATTGATATCTTGCTCTTGTTGAGTTAGTTTTGTTTCGTGTTCAGAAGTTTGCTCTGCTAGTTGAGTTATTTTTTGATTTTGTTTATCTACCAAAATGTAAGTTTGATTTATTTTTTTATCAGTACTGTCTGCATACTTATACTCTGTTTCTGTTTCCTCTGGTTCATCTGTATATAATTTTTCAGATAGTCCATCGTCTAATTCTATTTCATTATTCAGTAAAATTGTTTTGTATGTTACTTCATTTAACACAAAATTAAATATGTCACATACTTCTAAGAACAAAATTCCTTTACTTTGCACATCAAATATATAAAAGCTTAATGTTTTTAAGTAATTAAACATTGCATCAATGTAATCTGCTCTATCATTTGTACTGAGTAGCTGATTATCAGATATTCTGTATTCGTGTAGTCCGTTGGTAGCAATGCTTTCATCATCTTTTCTGTAAATGTTATCGCTTTCTTCTGCTCTGCTAAATACTAAAGAATTTATTATGTATTTTTCTCCAATTGTAATATTGTCTTCGTCTAAATAACTTTCATCTATATTTTGATTTGTTTCTGTTGGATAAATTAAATATAAATTATTTCCCTTAAATAATAAAAAGCTACAAGTTATTGTAGCAATCTCATCTAAGATATCTCTATAAGTGTAGCCTATTTCTATATGTAGCGTTGGATCTACTAATTTATCTGAATTTATAAAAGTTTCTGGTATATTGTCAGTATTCCAATTTAATTTCTGACAAACAGCTAGTAAGTAATTCCTTACTGTTAATTTTTCAGTAAGTTCTAACTCGCTATCTACCATTGCCTCTTGCATTTTAGTATAAGCTAAAATTCTATATGAATTGGTATCTTCTTGTCTTTCACAACTCTTTACATAGTAAGTATTCAAATCTATATAGTTATAGTTTTTTTCATTTACTTTTACGCCTATTTTTCCTGTTATCTTAGTTTTATTTGGCATATATACTTTAGAGTCTATCTCAATTTGATGCATGACTGTTTTGAATAGTGAAGTATTAAATGATGGCTTTATATAATTCAAATTATCACTACTTATGTCATTATTGTTTGCTTTTAATTTCACATCAAATTGCCTACCGTAAGTTCGTATATCGATTTTGAAATTATCATTTACATTTATCATTATTCATAATGCTCCCTTTTTTTATTTGAGATTACTGCACTGCTGTATCCTTCTACTTTTCCTAAATATTTTTGTGAATACTCTTGATCATTCGAATAACACGACATATTTACTATTTTCTTTTTTAGGTCTGGGTTATAGAATGTTACTTTGTTTTCCGCCTTATTAAAAAGAGATAGGATTACTCCTACCTCTTCATTATTTAACCTTCTAAATGTCATTGTTATCTTGGGATATATTCCTTTAAGTGTTCCTGAGTTATCTCCAGATAAAGACCTTCCAGTATCTTTTCCCCAAATTTTGTGATAACCAAATTTAGCTTCTGTTAAATATTGAGCCATTTTTACACCATCTATTATTAAACTTTCTTTATCTATTAGCATAATTACCTCCCATTAGTAGCAAAAGCTAATTCTTGTTTTCTTTTTGCTTGTCCTCTTTGTATTGTTCTTCCATCTAAATTGATTATATATGAGCCTCCTGAAGTTCCAATTTTAGACGCTAGCTTGTCTGCCAAAACATCTAACCACTCCATATTATTTTCTAGAGGTACAACCGCTTCTCGTCCAGCTTCTCCTATAATTGCTTGTGTAGGCTGTGATATAACACCGCCTTTTGCTAATCGTGGAAGATTAAATGTATTCAAATATCCTAAATTGATTCCTGGAACTCGATTTATTACATCAGTCAGACTATTGATTGCTCTAATTGGCGAATTAAGAATATCTTCAATAGCTCTTAACACGCCATTTACCACAGCTTTAAATGCTCCTGATATTGTAGCACCTACTGTTGTTCCTACATTTACTGCCATTCTTCCTATCAATATAAACATTGTTTTAGCAGTATTTTTTATGCTTTTCCAAATATTGCTGAAAATATTTTTAATGTTTTGCCAAGCCCCTTTCCAATTTCCAGCAAATACATTTTTAATAAATGAAATAATCTCATTGAAATTAGCTTTTATTCCTTTCATTGTACTGTCAAGCCAATTCAAAACATCTTGTAAACCACTAACAAAATTGTCATATATGTCGCCAACGACATCTCCAAACATTTGCCTAATCCAATCGCTTTTTCCTTTTAGCCAACCAATTCCACCTTGAAAAAATGTTTTTATTTGTTCCCAATATTTAACTATAATTCCCCATATAATCACTGCCGCTGCTATAACTGCTAATGGTAAGTTACCTATAATTATAGCTAAGCCTAATATTGCTATTCCTATTCCTTGGATTACTTTCCCAAAATTATTGAATGTCGGGTCATTTAAATAAGCAATTAATCCTTGTATCGCTAAGACAACACCTGCAACCATAACACCTATTCCAAGTGCTTTTATTCCTCCTAATCCTAATTTCCAAGCAAGTAATCCTGCTGTTACTCCTGCCATTACTGATAATATTAAATCTTTATTTTCTATAATCCATTTTAACCATGTTGGAGTTTCTATTTTTTCTATATTTGGCAATGGATTCCCATCATTTTCACTAGTTGAACTAGAATTATTTTGCAGTATATTCATTTCGTCGAAACCCTGTAATGACTTTTGTATTTCCTTTGCTGATTTTGCTGTACCGCTTGCACTATTTTTCATTTTCTGAAAATCCTCAGCACTACTATTGCTAAATAAGTTGATACCAAACCACGCTGTACTTATTGCGTTTATGTAACTCAAAGCAGTGTATAATAATTTTATTAGTGATTGTACTATTGGAACTAAAGCATTTGCTATACAGTATCTCATATATTCTAAGTCTGTTGATACTTGACTATTATATTGAGAAACTATATTTATAGCACTTCTTACTGCATTCCAGGCAGTTCTTATTCCTATTATTGCAAATGCCATTTTACCTATTTTACTTATTTGTCCTTGGATACCTTTGCCTATGTTGTTTATTTGATTTTGAACTTTATTTATTTTTATAGACTCAATTTTATTTTTAAATTCCTGTACCTTTGCATTATTTTCAGTTTGCTTTGCTTTTATTTTATCTAATTTAGCATATACTTTATCAATTTTTGAGGCCTGTTTATCTATTTCTAGTGTTGCTTGTGAATATTTTTGTTTCATTAAATCAATATTTGTAGTAAGCGAATTATATTGAGGTACATTAGTACTGCTTAGTCCACCTAAGGTCAAAGTTTTTCTTTCTGCTTCTAATTGTTTAATTTTTTCTTTATATTTATCTGCTTCGTTACATAATTTTTCATATTGATTTATTTCTTCTTGCAATCCTGTTGCTTCTTTATCCAGTCCTAAATTATCTGTTTGTGCCTTTTTTATTTTATTTTCTAATTCTGTAATGTCTTTATCTATTCCACTATTGTCAAGTTTTGTTTTGATTTTTAAGTAACCATCCAAATATCTCACCTGCCTCTTAATTGCTGTTCAAACAGCTTATCAAGTCTTCGTTCTTCAGCTGTTTTTGTATTTTTCTTTTTTAGTGCCAACTGTTCTTTTTGCCTTGCCCATTTTTCATATTCTTTACTGTCTTTTATTTGACTTATATCGAAATCTCTTACAAATCTAACTCTACTCAAAATACATTTTTCACTGAGTCCACAAAGCAAATTGTAAAACTCCCACCAGTGCATATATGTATTTTTATTTAATTTAATTTTGTAGTCATAAAAAAAAGAAGTTCTAATGTATTCCCAGTCTTGCTCGAAATCCATGTCAACTTCAATTTCTTCTTCATCGTTTTCTATTTCTTTACCACAATTCAAATATTTCATTCCTATTTTTAAAAGTTCTTGCCAGTTTTCACTATCTTGTAGCCCTTTATTTCCAAAGAGTAAATATATTATTGCTAACGCTCTTTCTTCTTCAGAAACTTCACTTCTTGCTACTTTCTCACATTGTAGAGCTACTTTGTAGTTTGTATTTATTTTGTACTTTTTATTTTTTATTTGTGCATATTTAGGATAACTATTCATTAGTCATCACATCACTATCTACTACCTTGTATTTTTCTTTTATTCTTTTTTCCATATCACTTACAGTTAACTTCATTTTGTCCATATAAGGTTCTAATGCTTCTGATATATCATCCCACATCTCGAAATATGGATTTCTTCCATTTAAGAATTTCTTGGTTCCGCCCTCTCCCAAAAATAAGTCCATTGCTTCTTCCATTTCTTTATAACATTGTTTAAATGCTTTTACTTTTAGTACCTCGTTAGAACTTAATAATTGTTTTCCTTTATGGTCTTCTTTCTTATTTATTATTATCATCTGTGCCTTTAAGTTGCTTCTTGCTTGTTCTATTAAATTTATACATTTATTATATTTTAACGGTAAATCTATATCTCCTAAGTCAAACTGTATATAAATTTCCTTATTGTTCTCATCTTTCGTAATGTTTCCTTCTTCATCTTGAAAACCTAATTGTATTATATCTTTTTTATTTTTTAATTTAATATATTCCATATTCCCTCCATAATAAAAACACCTGCATTTGCAAGTGTTTTATTGTATTATAGTCTTATTTAATTTTTACCAGCCTGTTATCTCTACAAACTTATAGGTTGAAACCTTTTCAGTAACAAGCCCTATTGCTTTATATTTCCACGTTGAATTTGGTTCTAAGTTATTTATGTTATCTACTGCTGTTCCTAATTGTGCTCCATTAGCATCATACAAATTAAACGTTACTTGAACATATGAATATGTTTTGTTTGTATTGTTTTTTATTTCGCCTTCAATATAAGTTGTTCCTAAACTATCTATTACCTTTTTATCTGACACTAAAGTAAATTTTTCTTGTTGATTGTTACTTGTTGGTGTTGTATTTTCTCCTCCACTTGCCAAAGCCCCAATTCCTATGATAATAACTAATATACCTAATATTACTCTTAAAGCCGTGTGTTTTAATTTTTTACCACATTTTGGACATACTTTTGCACTCTTGCTTACTTCTGTACCACAATCCTTACAAACTTTCATTGACATTTCTAATACTCCTCCTTTTATTTTTTTATGATAGAATGAGTATATTACAAAAGTCGACAAAGAGCAATAGGTTAAAATATACTTTTTATCGACTTTATTCGACATGTTTTGTCGAAACTATGCAGTCTCTTCTGTGAATGTTGGTAAACCACTTGCAAAAGTAACTGTTCCAAATGTTGGGTCGCCTTGTACTTGAATTTTATATTTAATCTTTAATGCAGTTCCACCTTCTAATGTATCAGAATCTGGAACTACTAAAACTTTAAACAGTCTTGCATCATACTTTGGTGTAGACTCTGTTTCGCTCACTCTATATTTAAATACTTCAAGTAATTCTGTCTCTAAGGCTGTACCCTTTTTCATTCTATACATTAAATCATCAATGTATGTAAATACTGGGTCGCCTTTAAGAGCTACTTGTTCTATATCAGAGCCTAAAGCATAACCATCAACGCTATGTCTTTCGTTTTCCTCTATAATCCAGTGTTCGTCTGTTGTTTTAGCACCATAACTATTTTCTTTTGATGTAACACCTTTACCTAGAATTGACCAGGTTTTACTTGTGCCAGTTGGTGTTGTATTTAAGAAATTAACTTTAGCAGTATTATTTAATCTTTCTAATTTCACTTCTGTATCAGCCATTGTATTTTCCTCACTTTCTAAATTTAATAAACTAATTTCGTTTGGAGTATCATTTGCGACTGTTTTTCTTTTAGTTGCCATATTTAATCCTCCTTATAATATTTTAAGTAACATTGGATACGGTAAATAGCTTCATTTGCATTTGTAGCAAATATGTAACCATTTGTCGTTGCTCCAATTTCATATATTCCCTCTATTTTTGGGTATATTTTTTTATTATTATTTTCTTCTAACCAATTTTTAAAATTCTCAAAGAATTTAGAATTATCTATATTATTTTGAATATCTTCGTTCCAATGAAGTTTGCTATCGAAAGTAAATAAAAACTGATAATCAGCACCTATCACATATCTTTGAATTACTGGTTCATATCCAGCATTTTCATTTATTGAATAAGTTTCTACCTTATCAGTTAAATATTCTATATTTAATTCAGCATATTCTTTTAAATAAGGACATTTACTAATATAGTCTCTTACAATATCAATCATTGCTTTACTCATTTATTTATCTCCTTTTGACCTGCATTTAATATATCTGCAAAATGGTCTGCCAACATTCTTTCAACAAAATGGTCTCCTCTTAACGCTCCACCATGATAATTAAGTTTTTGTCCACTTGGAACTTTCTTTATCCCTGGTCTACTCCAATATCTTCCACTCACTGGATCATGAAAAGCGCCTATTTTATATTTAGGGTCAATATATTTCTCTCCTTCGTGCTGATAATGAGCATAAAGTGTATTTATATTTATTTCTCCGCTTCCAACCTTAGTAGAATTATACATACTTGTTATCATTTGCCCACTGTCCATCTGCATATATTTATCGACATGTGCCATAAAACTACTATCAATTATTTTTTGCGTTCTTCCACCCTCTAGACCATATTTATCAACAATTTGTTGTTTTTGTAAACCACTAAAAGCTACTACATAATCAACTTTCATACTAAGCTCCTGTTACAGAGAAATGCCACATATCTTCTGAGCCATAATCTTTAATAGCAATGTTTGTAATTTTTATTACTTCTTGATAATCATTCAATAATTTAGATATAGTTGTAAAATTCTCTACCTTTCCTTTTATCAAATAATCATCATTTTGTAATGTCCATGTTTTTTGCTTTTTTCTAAAGTCCTCTGGTTTTTGATATTCTTCATTTCTATTATCATTTATTAGTATTCTTACAGACAAACCATCATTTTTTGTTAGCTGTGTTCCATTTATAGATATTCCATCATTAGAACTCCAAAATCCTTTTACATAGCTTACTTTATATGCTTTTTTATGGCTCTCATCTATGTATTGATTTATTACTGTTATATCTTTATCAAACATATCTTCCATATTAAACACCTCTATATAATAAGCCTGTATGTAATAAATATCTTCTTAATTTTTCTTTAATTTTCTCTTTTTGGTTAGAAATTTCTACATTAACATTATCTATTCCTAAAGTATCAAATGTTCTTGAATAATCTCCAACACTTTCACTCTTTAGATTATTGTTTGATAATATCGTATCTTTCTTATTTTCTAATTGCTCAACTTTTAATAATATATCAGCAACAGAGCAAGTTGCCATTTGTACTTCATCTTCGTAGCCTTTTATATCTCTATTGAAAATGTTTTTTTGTACTTCGTAACTTGCTCTTACTATTACTTTATTAAAGTCGGTTTCGGGCATGTCGCCCTTATATATGTTTTTATAAAAATCATAATCAGTATAATTTGTCATGCCCTTTTCCTTTCTATGCAAAGTCTACTAATAAATCATCATCTAGGTCTTTTACACCATAGATAATATCAAAAGAAACTTTGTCAGTTTTTGTTTTAGAATCATAATCAAATACAACTCTAACAGCTAATCCATTTGCAGAAGCAATAGCAGCTTTTGCAGCTCCTTGTGGTAATTCCAATTGTCTAGTTACTAAAGCTAGTCCATTTCTATGGAAGCCTAAAGAATGAGCTTTATTTATAAGCATTGCACTTACAGGTGTTTCAATTGCGAATGGTATTTTTTCAGTTACTTTTAGTGTTCCTGCACCCTCTGCTAATGTAACATCTTCTGCTACTTCAAACAAGTAACCATTTACAATTAACTTGTCTCCTGCTTTAATTGTGCCAGTTTTTGCACTACCATCTGATACAGTAAATTGAGTAGCACCTTTTGTGCATTTTACTTTGTAAGCAGTAGCGGTTCCAGCTGTTGCCGAAGCATTTTCTGGTGTATTTTGACTCATAAATGAGTTCATTGTATACACTTTTCCAATTTCAGATTCTTTTAGAGCTTCACTATCTCCTTTGTAACATGCTTTAGCAAAATTATCTAAAGTATTATATTTATATAAAGTATCTACAGATAAAACTAAGTTTCTGTTATTATCTCTTGGTGCTTTCTTTTTGTCTAATGCCTTAGCAACATTAGCAATATCACCTATAACTGGAGTTGATGATACAGATACTTTTGAACCAGCTTTTTCGATACCGACAGTTAATAAATCAACGTCTACTGCTTGTGCTATAGATGATAAAGCTGGAGTAATTACTTGTTCACTAAAATCTTTTATATCTAATGACATTTCTTTTGAAGATACAGCAACAGTAACATCTCTGTATCTATCCATTTTTACTGGAACAGAACCTTCTGTTACTTCTTGTTCTTCTGTTTCTCCTATGAAATTTTTAGCTACAAATTTAGCAGGTTTTCTAACAGTTATTGTGTCTCCTACTTTAACAAATTCTTTTGAATAATCTCTATGAACTAAATTAGCCATAGTTAAGTTTGATTCTAATACCATTAATGCTTCATTAGCAATTATTTGTGGTGTTAATATTGTGTTTCCCATATTTTATTACCTCTTTCTTTCTAATTATTTTGTTTTCTCCATTGTTTATAAGTGTTGTAATCCATTTTTTCTGGATCTCCACTTATTACTTTTCCTTGTGGTCCTTGTGTCGGACCTGAAAATGTTGGCAAAGGCTTATCATTATCAAATAAATAATCGTGGCTTTCTTTAATAGAGTTTATTTGTTCCTCTAATCCTTCCACGATTTCAAATTTGTCATTGTATTTAACCTTTTCCATATCTAGCATTTTACTCAAAATACTAGCATCTTTTGCTTTATAGTTTAATAAAGCCTTGTCTAAAGCATTTTGCTTTTTAAAATCTTCGATTTCTTTAGAACCTTCTGTTTTTCCTCTCTCGTACTCAGATTTTTTAATAGCTTCGACGTCCACTTTTTCAAGTTCAGCTATTTTGTTATTCTTTTCTGAAATAATAGTATCCTTAACATTTAGTTGTTCTGTTAATTCATCTATTTTAGCCTTTAACGCTGTTGTGTCTTTTCCGGAATCAATCATTATTTTTTCGATTGCATCAGTTTCGATTCCTAAATCTTCTAAAAATTTTCTTTTCATAATGTTTCCTTTCTCCTACTACGAACTTTTACGTGTTTTTCGTTCACGATGTAGTTATGCACTTGTTCACGACCTGCATATAGTCGAATTTTTGTATAAAAAATAGAAGTCCATTTTTTGAACTCCTATGATTTAACTATTTAATTATTGTTGAGGGTTAGGATTTGCACCTAACATAGAGTGCCAGTGTACACTCCTACGCCACTTCTGATAACGGTTACCCCTGTATTTTATTCGACTCGGATATTTCTATCGCACTTAGCGTCTACCTATTCCGCCACCTCAAATATCTATATTAATCTTCTATTTTTCTTATTATCTTTTCTTCTGGTATCGGAGATATTCCTGCTATATAGCATTGTTCGCCTCCTATACTTCCTTGTATGTCAGTTATAACTACAATACAACCGTTTGTTAATTCTACTTTGTCTCCTATTTTATATTTCATTACTTTACCACCTCTTTTATTTCATCTTGTCTTATAGTCTCTGTTTCATATTCTGGATATTCTCCTGTATCATCTACTAATATATCAGCTTCATACGCTTTTCCTTGCTCATATATTTCCACTATTGTTGCTTTTCTACCATCTTTTAATATCACAATATCAAACATTTTTATTTTCATCATTATTACCTTCTTTCCACTTTTTACTTGTTACATATGCACTTGTCATCTTAGTCTTTTTCGTATCTTTATCTATTATCCAAGCTGTTTTTACATTTGCATTCTTACCGTTTTCTCCTGTCAAATTCATTATAATTTCGTATCTTGTACCATATCCCAAATCTGGCTTTTCTGTTGCATTAAACTTATTTATATTAGTTCTTATATTCTCTATCAATTTATTTGAATTGCTTAAGTTATATCCTAGTGCTTTTTCAAATGCTTCTGCCTTATTTTTATCTTTTAATGGATTTAATGCATACTCAGTAAATTTTTCTTCTGGTATTATGGCTTCTTGATAATTTGGTAATAATATTATATCATTTTTTTCTTTTATTGTCACATTTTTATATCCTTTTATATATTCCCTTGTATAATCTCTCTTTAATTTGTTTTCTTCTGTAAATGTATTTAATCTATCTTGCCATTCTTTAGCTTTTATACTCGATTTTTTATAGCCTTCTTCATCTTCTACTTTATTAGCAATTACTTGTTTTCTTTTCCATCTACGAATGCCATTTTCCAAGTATCTTTGCTTCTGTGTTTTTTCGTATTCTTCCTTGTTTTCATCATAGGTAAATCCTAAATCTTCTTTTTTTGTGGAGCCATACCAAACAGTAAATAAGTGCTTGCAGTTAATACCTACTATTCCTCGTGCATCTCCATAATTACAATGTTTCATGAAATCAGGAAGTTTCTTTTCTTCTTCTGTGGCCTTTCCATCATAATCCCAGCAGAAGAATTGAAGTTCTTGCCACCATGCATGATTTGTGTAGTCTTCTCCTCCGTCTCCTGTTCTAGCACCAAAGTGATTAGTAACTCTTACTATATGATTTCCACTTTCTTTTATTACTTCTTCATTTACTTTTCCTGCCAAACCTCTAGTTGCGATTAACAAGTCTCTTCTTACTGTTCCTACAACATCATAATTCCTCACTAAACCGTTTTTATTTTGATAAGCAAGTATTGATATACCTTTGTCCCCTAACTTGTCTAAACTGTCTAATATTGCCTCCTGATAACTACAAACACCTGCATTTGTTTTTATGTATGTTTCTGTTATTATATCTGTATAAGTTTTCCTTACTTGTTCTTGTATATTTTTGTTTAAATTTAAGAAAGATTTTTGTATTTCATCATAACTATATTGTATTATATTTTGTATATTTGTACTATTTATTATTGTTTCTGGATTTAATAAAGCATTTTTTTGTGTTGCTATATTTAATTGATCAACAGGTATAGAGCTTATGCCTATATCTTTCATTGCTTTTGCTAATTCTTTTTTTGTTTTTCCAGTATATTCTTCTAATAGTTTTAATGTTTCACTGTTTAGTCCACCAAGCTCTTTTAGCTTTTCAAAATACCAATAATCACTGTTAATAAATTCTTCATTTATATTAAAATGCTCTGCAATTTTCTCTATTAGTTCTAGTTCTATTTTAGAATATATACTTATAATAGGCTTTATTGCACTTTGTATTTTATTTTCTATCATAAACTATTCCTCTTGCACATCGTTAGGTATTTGTTCTTTGCTTCGTTCTCGCATTTTATTTACGTATTCTATTGCTTCTTCTTCTGAATAATCTCTCGTTTGTACAAAGTATTCTATGTCATCTATTAAACCTGCATTTCTTTCTATTAAACTTTGTGATTGTTTCTTTTCACTATCAACTAGAATACTATCGTCCCAATCAAAGTTTGTAGTTGCCCCTACTTTGTGTTTTATTCCATACAAGCTCATTAAAATATCTATGCTATAAATCAAATCTTCTAATGCTGTTTGCAATGCTCCTTGAATATCTGATACAGTTACATAGTAATCTTGTTTACTTGATTTAATTTCTGTTGCTGTCTTTTCAATATTTTCTATTTTAGATATAGTTCCAAATGCTAACCCACATTGACTCTCACATTGTCTTAACCACTCATTTAATCCATTAAACAATGCTGTATCTCTTATTTGAGGACTAAATACGTTCCACTTACTTTCGTCTCCAAAATCTAACTTTCTATATAGTCTTTCTTTGCCTTTTGGTAATATATCATTTCCGTTTTTGTCTTTTGTAAATGCCGTTGCATCTATATCAACAGCAAGTTCAGAGCCTTCATATTCCCATAATGTTCTGCTGAATTGTTTGTCTATTTCTTCTAATGTATCAATAGCATTTGCAAATATTGCAACACCTACAGGACTTGTATTGTCAACTGGATTTGCAATAGGTATTCTAAAGTATCCTCCTAGCAATCTATTAACATCATTTATTTGTATTTCTTCTTGGATATTAGCCCAATCTTGCACTTGTGAAAGTAAGATTTGATTACCTAATATATTAGAATTATGTACTGTAGTTTTATATGCTTTGTTCTTTATTGTTAATACTGTGTCATTTAATTCTTGATATTCAAGCCTTGTATATATCTCATTTCCTCTTGTGATTTGGTCAATAAAAATAGCACCTAGCAATTCGCCAGTGCTATCAAATTTTGTAGGTATAAATTTATCAGCCTGAATACAACTTATTTTTATTTTTCCATTAGCATAAAATGGTTTAAAGAACATTCCGCCTTTGCCAAGAGCATACTCTGTATTAGTTCTTATATTCTTAATAAACCTTTGATATATCTTATCTATCTGTTTATCATCTACTTGTGATTTAAATTCTATTGTTACAGCCTTTGCAACTTTTTCGCATATTGTTTTCGCAACATATAATGACTTAACTTCTTCATTTAGCCACGGTGCTTTACTGTTGTATATAGCTGACCACTTTTCAATGGCAGATAGCATTTCATTGCTTGTTGATATATCTATATTAAAATCTTTTGCTATATCAGTTGTATTAAACATTTTATTTATTGCTCCTTTAATAAAATTTACTATTCTTTCAAACATTTTCATGTTCCTCCTATGCAACTCTACTATATTGTCTTATATATCTTTCCCAGCTGTATTCAAATGCATCTAATGTGTCTATGTCTGATGTTCCATCATCTAATCTTTCATCTTTTCCCTGTTCTTTTGGTTTATCATTATACACTGCATTTTCAAACGCTAACTCTAATGTTTTACAATCATGTGTCATAAAGTATCTAAAACTAGCCATTAAACTTGTAGTACATCTTACTCTGTCTATTATCTCTTCTTTGATACTGTTTCTAACGATTATGTGCGGATATTTTCTTGACACCATAGTTTTTATTCCATTTATCAGTGTTTGTTCAGCACTATCTGGATACATTGCACTGACTTGTCCATATTTATTTTGTACTCTTTCAATAAATAAATCTAATGCATTATATAATTGTTGTGGTGTCATTCCTGTTGCTTCTATTCTTTCTGACATTAAAGATGTCAATTTTGAGTAATCATTCTTTAAACCACTTGCAACAAATGTATGTGCAGAACCATTGCCACCAAAATCTATTCCTATTTGAATGAAGTCATAATCTGGGTTATCAGTATAATATGCTTCTTTATTATCACTATAAACAGTATATATAGAACCTTCCGCAGTTACCCATAATCCTAAAATGTTTCTCTTATAGAATACTCCTACAAACATTCTCTTATATCTTTCTTTTACTGCTTCTGATAATGTTAAATTATCGTCCATTGTAAAATGTAGATATAATATATTTTTTTCTTGTATCTTGTCTATATATTCTAATTTAAACCAATGATTTGGACTTTTAGGATTACAATTAAACCAAAATTTGGCACCTTCAATACTTAATCTTGCTACACCTTGTTCAACAAATGATTGTGGCATCAATGCTACTTCGTCAAAGAATATTCCAGCTAAAGTCATACCTTGTATCAAATCTTGACTAGCTTCATCTTTTCCACCAAACAAATAAAAATAGTTAGTTTTTCCATTTTTACTAACTATTAATAAATTTTCACTTCTTTTATGTTCATATCTATATTTTAATGAATGTAATTGTTTTTTTAATGTGTTAATAACATTCCTGTTTAAAGAACCTATCGTTTTACCACATATGGCAAAATCGCATTCATCATATTTTTCCATAGCCCACATTACAAAGCTTGGAGCCATACTTACTGTTTTTCCACTTCTGACGGATCCATCTGCAATAATTCCATCTTTGTCTTTCATTGGAGAGTTATCATTCCACCAAGTAAAAACTTTTAGTTGCTTATTAGACATTGGTTTCCATTTGAAATTAGCTTTACCCTTCTTCATTCCAAATATCCTCCGTCTTTTGATTTAACGCTTCTATAAATGAATTGTCTTCGTCATTATAATCTTCTTTAGGATCTAATATATCATTTAAATCTTTCAATGCAGATGTTAGCTCTTTTAGCCCTTTTCTATCTATAATGTCTATATATGACTTTATTTCTTCCTCTTCATTTATTGTTTCTTTACTTGGTTTACACATATCGTAATTGTATTCTACTGTCTTAGTCTTTTTCTTATTTCTCGCTATATGCATATTAAGTTCATTATTAGCTTGTACTATTTTGCTTAACAAATCATTTGCTACATCTTTTACTTGTATTATTTTATTAGCTTCTTTTTCCGATTCTTTTTCAAGTACTTTTTCTATTACTTTAGTACTTTTTTGTTCCTCTTTTAGTACCTTTTTTTCTTTCCAACCTTTTGTACTCTTTTTGGTACTTCCGTTTTGTTTTATTCCTTTATCTTTTAAGAAGCTACTTACTGATTTATAATTACCTAATATATATTCTTTTTCTAACTGCTTCCAGTCATACTTTGCCACCTCGCTCACCTACTTTGTTTTGTCTTTAATGTTTTGGTTTACATTCATTTTTTTACCTCAAAATATTTGTCTACTATTTCATGAATAATGTCGTAAGAATTTGATATTATATCTGCTACATCTTCTTCTGAATAGTCTTTTGCATCATGTGTTATATAATTATCTATATAGCAGTGTGTCAATTCATGTATTAAAGTAGCTCTTTTTCTATCTATTGGCAAATCTCTATCTAAATATATTTCTTGTATATCACAATGTGTAACTCCGTAGTATCTTGGAGTTACACTTTTTATATTATCGTCTTCATTTGCTCTTCTTTCATTTTGTATCCTTTTTATTTCACTTTGTGATTTTTCTTCTATTGTCCATGTTCTGTTATTTATTTTAAACTTCATTTTATTTCTCCTTTACATCTACACAAATCTCAAAGTACACACACTTCTCACATTGCTTCTCTCCCTCAATAACACACTTTTGTCTCTTCTTGTTTGCGTATGCTTTTCTTATTTTATATTCTTCGTCTATATATGACGCTATTATACTACCTTTCATCTAAATACCTCTTTTGTGTTTTTATAATTCACTATGCAATGATATGTTCTCTGACCGGCTTTCTTCACTTATTTTAGAACGAGTAAAACCGATAAAAAGCAATCGTTCTTCACAAAATTGACTAGTTTTTGCATACTTGCTTAATAAAATAGTCAGTTTTATTAAGTAGCTCTTTATATCACTGCATACTAAATTATAGAAAAATAGAGCCACGTTCTATGAACATAGCTCCGTAAAAGATATTTCTTTTTCTTGGTTGCGATGGTTGGAATCGAACCAACTGCCTTTAGCTTATGAGGCTAACGAGATTCCAGTTCTCTACAATCGCAATATTTAATGAGCTTAACTAGAATTGCTCTACTGCATCTTTTATCTAAAATTACGAAAGGAGGTGATTAACCTAATATATAATAATTTATCTAGTATTATTATTATCTTTTATGTGGCACATTTCTGTGCCTGCCCGCTTTATAGGGCAAAGTTATTCAACTATCTTCCAGTCTTCTGCTAACATGTCAGCTTGACTTGCTAACCAGCCTAATTGAATACCTGATGTTCCAACAAATGCTATTGCTTTATTTCCTATTGCTTCATGCTCTGAATTTATTGTTTCATTATTAGCATTTTTATAACTGATATTGGTTGCTAATTCTATATATTGATTTTTTCCATTCCAACCTTGTCTTTGTGCTCTTTTTCCTCTTTTTAAATTAGATATTGCTTCTCCAAATGTAAATGTTTGAATATTTAATTTTGATTCATCTATATCATCACATATAACCCAATTATCAGCTACTATATTATCTAAATCTACAAATATATCTTCCGTTTCTAAAAAAGGGATTACACTTCCATCTTTACAATGCATTGTTATTGTTCCATTTTCTTTTACCCAATAACCTTTCCAGTGTTCTCTTTTTATTTTATGCCCTTGTTTTAATGCTTCATATGCTTTTTTAAATTCCATTTTTCCTATTCCTTTCAAAAAATAATAAAAGAGTAAACATTTAAAACATTTACTCTTACACAAACAAATTGCTTTTGCAAATACTTTAGTCGCTCGGCCTTTGAGATATTTTTCATATCTGCGACTTTTTATAATTTATCTATTATAATTATAATACCTTAGAATCAAAATTGCATCCAAATTTCATCACAATTTTATCACAATTTTTCATTATTCACCTATATTTAGTACATCAAGCATACTTTTTATTGCCGTGTCCCTTATATTTAATAATTGGTTTATAGATTTTGGTTTTTGGAACTCCATACAGTATTGTTGTGATACATAATCCCATTTAGATTTTTCCATATAATATATCTTTATAACAAACTTTTCTTCTGCTGATAGTTGATTTATCATATTTTCAACTCTTACTATTTTTTTTTCTAACTCGTCTTTCAATTTGGTTAGTTCTTCTAATTTGGTTTGTAAAAATTGCCTATCTTCTTTGTTTATGTGTCTTTCTTCTCTATGGTAATTCATTGCCGTATTTAGTACTTTATCTGATACTTTGTTTGTATTACTATGTATACTATCATAAGCCTGTCCAGCTAACTGCATATTTTCTATAATTTCGTTTTCTGTTTCCTCATATACCGTTCCAGCATATTCCAATCTTTTATCATATTCTTCTTTTTTTAATTGTATTTCCGTCAGCTTTGCTTGATTTTTTAAGTGATCCTTTAACATATTTTCAATATCTTCTTTAATATATTGCATCTTCTGTACCTCCTACAAATATTTTTTTAGATCTTCTTTTCTGACTGCTAATGTTAACTTGCCTAACTCAAAACTTATAACTCCATCTTTATCTAATATCTCAAACTGCTTTTTTACTATTGTATCTCCATTTATCATAACCATTTCTATTTTATCCATTACGTGTACCTCCAGATTATCTGATTTCTTTCGCTTTATTTATAAAATATTGTTTGATACAGTCTTTGCAATCTAATTCTCCTGAATTTGTGTCACAATTTACTTTTTTGCATATATCTTCGTCAATATCTAAATTCATAATATAATAAGTCATTTGTTCTATTATTTTATCTTTTTGCTCCAGTTCTTGCTTTTGCCATTCCATATATTCAGCTTTAGTTCTATCTAATTCATCTCTCATTTCTCTTACCTTTTGAATTGGAATATAGTTTTTATCTATGTAGTGTTGTATTTTCTTTATGTTCTCAAATGGCGTATTTCCAAATAATTCTTCAAATTCTTCCTCGTTCATTTTATTTTCTCCTTTCTAGTAGTTCTTGTAAAATTCTTTTTTGTGCTAGCAATTTTCCTGCCTTTTCAATAAATTCTTCATCTAATCCACCTTTTGAATTATCAATACTTTTATCTATTTCTCTATTTAATTCTTCTATCTTGTCTTTTATTTTTTGAATTGGAATATAATTTTCATAAATTATTTGTCCTGCTTTTTTTTGTTCTTCTGCTCTCCCTCGTATATAAGCATCTTGTTGAATATTTCTATATTTAATTGCTGTCATTTCATCTAAATTTGGTGCTATTGCTATATATTCTTTTAATTCTTCATTCTCTTTTAATAGTTTTTCTATTAGATTTAATAATGTTTTATTCGCTCTTATCTCTTGCATTAAATAAGCTATTTTAGGGTCGTCTGACATATCTTCTTTTTCTATTTCTAGTTCATCAAGTAATCTTCTTGTTCTTGCATTTATTACTTTTAAAGCTTTCTTTTCTTCCTCTGTCATATTTTTCTCCCTTCTAGTAGTTCTTGTAAAATTCTTTTTTGTGCTAGTAATTCTCCTGCCTTTTCAATAAATTCTTCATCTAATCCACCTTTTGAATTATCAATACTTTTACCTATTTCTCTATTTAATTCTTCTATTTTGTCTTTTACTTTTTTTAATATAGCTTTCTTTTCCGTCTTTAAATCCTAGTTGATATATTCCTGCATTGTCTAATATTTCTATCATTTTTATATCTTCTTCTATACTATTTTCTTTCACTTAATTCCACCCCTCTCTTGCCCTTTTGTCGTAAAACTCTTCTAACTCTTGGCATTCTTCCTTTAGTTCTTCTGATATTCTACTTATGTTTTCTTTTATATTCTGCATAGTATCTTTGTCATCTTTGTAAATTTTAAGGTTATTTTTATTTATTAAATATATACTTTGTAAATATAAAATATAATCTGCCTTTTCTATTATATATTGCAACTCTTTATATGGCTCTACTGTATTAGCTCCAAATGCCAATTTAGGCACATTTAAACATTTTTGCAATAGTTCTATAAGGTCATTTTCTTCCACTTAAAACACCTCCTAAAAGTCACTAACATAAAATTCTAATGTTTCGTCACAACTCCAACATTTTTTATAATTTGTTTCTCCACAGTCTACATCATAAAATATATTTTTTTCTCCACATTTTAGACATTCTATCTCAACATCTTTACATGTTCTTGTACTTACTTCTATTTTCACTATGTATCACTCCTCTCAATTTTTCTCTTTCAATCTGTTGTTTTTCTTCCTTAGTGTCTTGTAATTTTAATAAAAAGTATGTATATATATAATCTAAATTTGTACTTCTGCTTGTATCTATTCCTAGTACTTTTAAGGCGCTCATTAATTCTCTCGTTTTTAATATACAATTTCTTATAACATCATTTTCGCACTTACATTCTTTTCCAAATTCTATTTGTATTGTTTTTATGTCCATATCTTATTTACTCCCCTCAACTAAATATTCACATGTTACCATTCCATTTAATATTAATTCGCACATAAAATCTTGTGCTGTTCTTACATCACTGTATCTACAATTAGCATTTTTAGGTATTCGTGGGTCTGTATCTTCCCATTTATTAATATCTATCATTACAGGACTTAAAAATATATATTGTATTCCTCTTGAAAAGCATAGATAATAACAACTATCATAAGGCTTTTTACATTTTTTAAATCCAATTTTTTCAAATTCTTTCATATCTACTATTGGTACTAACATATCTTATTTACTCCTTTACTGATAAATCTAATATTATTTCTTTCATTGTTTGTTCACTATAATTATATGCTCTGTCATCTATATATAATTGAGCTGGTAATTTTCTGTTTGTTACTCCTATGCAATTCAAATCATTCCAAAATGTTTTGTCATTACTTATACTTACAGCCTCGCACCAAAATCCTTGTTTATTCCACCAACTTATTATTTGCATTGGTTCTCTTGTAGAACATATAAAAATCGGTATTCCTGCTTTTTGTAAAAAACACATTAAGTTAATTATTTCTTTGTTATGTTCATCATATATACTTCCGTCTTGCCATCCTTTTGAATATTTATGAATAACTCCATCAAAGTCAAAACATACTGCGTGTCCTTCTTTTAATTTTAAATTTAAATTTTCTACTAATATATTTTTCATAACTTTACCCCTTTACTACTAAATTGGCTCTGATTAAATCTTGTATATATTCTTCTAAACATATTTCTTGTTTTTCTATGGTACAATCTAAAGGTAATTGAAAATCAATTGTCCTATCTTTAAATATTTCTACTAAAATTGGTATTTTTTTCTTAACTAAAGGCATTGGTCTATAATAACAAATTTTTGCATCTTGTTTATTATGGTGTGTAAAATGAAATCTTTCGAGTTCTTCTAAATCTACATCATCTCTTATTTTAAACATATCTATTCTCCTCCTAATAACTCTGGATTATCGTAAATATTACTAATTACTTCCAACTCATAATCATATTGTATAAATTTTCTTAACGACTGATAATATCCTTGCTTTCTGTGCAATCCAAATTCTCCATCTTTAAACTCAACAAATCCTTTTTCGATACAATAATCAACAAAATTACCTCCAATATATTGTTTACATTTTATAATGTCTCCGCTCATATATTTCTTTCCCGTTTTTATCGTGTAGTCCTGTGTATTGCATTAATACAAAACTTGGTTGATACGGTATACTCATTCCTATAAAGTCTCTATCGTTCGGTTCAAAATTCCAAGTACCTTCTTCAAGTGTTATTTGACCAATTTTAAACATTTTCTTTAAATCTTTATGCCATGCTCTAAACTTTATCTCTCTATTCATCTTCTCCTCCTACTTTAATGAAACCACATATTTACTCTATGTTTGTAACAAAATTGCAACATATCTAGCCACAACTCTTGCATTGTCCATTTATTACTATAAGGCAAATCTTTAATTTTTAGTTTCTTCAACTCATTATAAATTTTTTTACATTCTTCAGGTGTTAATTTTCCATCACAATCACTATGCCATAAAAATATATCTAAGTCATCATTACATAAAGTATTCCATTCTTCTGTTTCTTCTGGTTGTAAATCTTCTTTAAATGTTTTTTCGTATAATTCGCCTGACCTTTCGTTATAAGCACTTGCGACTTTCTTTCTATATAAATTAAATCTTATATATCCACCATGGTAAGTATCTTCTCTTTCTAATCCTTTTATATTTATATCTAATCCCATTCTTATTTCCCTATCTTATAGCAATTAGCCTCAAACTGTTGATGTGTTAGTATTGTTTTTATTTGTCTTATTGATATAAAATTATATTGATAATTGCTGTTTAAATCTAATTCAATACATTCTGTTGTATCATTCGTCACATCATAATCTACTGATATAACTCTATATCCGTTTACAAAATCTCCAACTTCTATTAAATCTATTAGTTGTTTACTGTGGTTTGCTATATTTTCCTTTTTAAATGAAAAAGGTAATTCAAAATTCATTTTTACATATATACTATCTTTATTTATTCCTATTACTTTTCCTATTCCTAAAGCTATTAACCTAAAATCATTGTTAATTCTCACATATTCTCCAACTTCTATATCTTTCATATTTCCTCCCTTGTAATAATTTTTATACTTAGCTCTGGATACTTATACTCAAATAATTTCTGCTTAATCTTAAATGTCTCTGTTTTCATTCCTTTTGTGTCCTCAACAATTGTTTGTCCATTTTCCTCGTAAACAAAATCTGCTATGTATTCTATTTTTCTATGTGTCTTGCCATTTTTCTTGAATCCTTCTTGTAATAGAAATGGTACTTGCAGTCTTAAGTTACTTATCTGTTTTGCTTTTTGTAATAGTTTTAATTCTTGATATCTGTTAGCTTCCAAAATGCTGTCAAACTTTATATTATCTACTACTATTTTTCTATTTTTGTACTTGTTCATCCTTTGCTTCCGTTCTATCCTTTCATCAAACTCGTCTGATATTTAAAAATTATTGGTTCAACATATTTTTGTGCCTCTAAAATAGTAATCTTTGTCCCTTCGTTCTTTTTAGTTTTCATGTATTGCTTAGAGACCTGTTGTACTGTTAACCCTCTTTTCCATAAATCAATTATTTGTCTATCATCCATTTCAAACTCCTAATTTTTCTTTATTTATTCCTCTGGCATATTGTACACTTTAGCTTCTATTTCGTACCAATGTGCAATATCTCTTAATATTTCTTCTGCTCTTTCTTCTGTATCGTAAGTACCTAATTCTGTCGCATAGCCCTCAAAATTTCCTGCAAATATTTTATATATCTTTTTACTTTTTATGTGCGTGCCATAAGGCTCAATTCTTATATTTTGTATATTATTAAAGTTTACTATTGTACATTTATCTTGACTTACTATTATCATAACTACCTCCTAATCTATTCTTGGAATATGTTCGTAATTCAATGCCTCAAATCCTGACTGTGTTCTCTCATATACTGCTACTGTCTTACCTGTATAATCGCATTTCTTTTTACCTATTGTTTTTACATATCCCATTTTCTCTAATTCTGTTAATCTTGGTGCAGTATAGTTTCTTTCTGTACTTGGTATAAATCCTAAATCAAATAACTCTACTGCTATTTCTTTTGCTGTTTGTGGTCCTGTTATTAATCTATCTAAGATTTGTATGTATCTTTTTTTCTTTTTATCTTGTATATCTTCAAAACTCATTTGACGAGTTCTATATGTTGTTGTATTCATTTGTTATCACTCTCCTATCTAAATAATTCGTACTCTAGTTCTATCCTTTTACATCTGCAAAAATCTTCTATTTGTTTATATTTTTCTATTTCCTGTTCTATTTTTTGCAATTCATTACTTACCTCTTTGTTTTGAACCAATTCTTTATATACTAGCTTTCTTAAAAATTTTTTTGTATCTACTTGACTATATGTTCTTCCTGCTTTTGAACTAAAATAGTTTAAAGTGATAATATTTCCATAATAGCTCTTTACTGTTTTTAGTTTATATTTTCCATTTTCTAGTGCTCTTTCATATAGTGTAGTAGAACTTTCGTAACAATCTGAACTTTCGTGCAATAAGAATTTTTTATCTTCGTAGTCAAAATATATAGCCCACGGTTTTGCTTTTCTTATCTTTATTTTACTGGCTATCATTTCCATCTCTATCACTCTCCTAAATTTGTATATAATTTATTAAAATCTATATCTTCTCTTTGTTCGTAATTGTTGTAGCTCTTTGCTTTTTTACTATTCTCTTGTTTCTTATAGTTTTTATCTTCCTTTTCTGCTTCTAAAACGCTCTTTATCCCCTTTTTGAACCAATTATTTAATATTCCTTTTATGTACTGTATCGTTCTTTTATCTGCTTCTACTGACTTTTGCATTGCTAAAATTATTAAATCTTCTGGCATATCTTTTGCGTAATCTGATAATACTTGTAGTCCGTAAGGTGTTATTAAACCTATGTTGTTATTATAAAAATCAATAACTTGTTGTAGACCGTCAACACGACTGTCGTCTATTGTTGTTGTTATATTATTATCATTCTTTATATTCTTTACATTCTTGTTTGTGTTCACTTGTTGTTCAGTTGTTGTTCGCTTGTTGTTCAGTTGTTGTTCATTTTGTTGTTCATCTTGTTGATATTTATCCCACGAAACAATTGTTATTAGTCTGTTTTTGTTACTTTTTTGTTGTTCAATTTGATGTTCATTTTCTAACGATTTTAAAATTCTTTGCACTTTATTTTCGTCAATCTTTAATTTTTCCGATATAGATTTTCTTCCAGTAAGTAATTGACCTCTTTTTAATGTTACTCTTTCTCCCTTAAATAACACATCATATTCTTTATGTGTAGTATTAAGTAGTAGATATATCCATACTGCTAAATAATCACTATCTTTTGTTATTATTGGATTATCTAATGTTTTTCTATGTAACTTTATCCAACCTTCCATATTTATTCCTCTTTATCAATTTTTTTGTACTACTACTGAATAATTACGCTCTATTGATATTTTTAATAAAAGCTCTAATTCCTCTTGATTCACATCATTATATCTAATTCCATCTGCTGAATTATCTGTATAGTCAAATATATTATCTGAATTTATAATTAAAATACTGTACATTGTTTTCTCCTTTCGTAAAAAGGGCTAGTTTTTGTTGTCTAGCCCTTGTTGTTTAACTAAATAATTTTCATTAAATATTTGCACAAAGTTTTCTGTTTTATAGTGCTTTTTAAACTCTTTTTGTGCAACTTTATGCAATTTTTCTTGTAAAGTTCTATTATTTGTAACTAAAATGTGGCATTTTCTACAAATTGGTATTACTAATCCATATTTCATACTAACTTGCCTATTTTTTCCTTCTATAAGCTCATGTAATTCTTGTTTCTTATTGCCACATAAATAACAATGTTCTATATCTGTTGTTATTATGCTAAATCTATTTTTTTCTAATTTTGCTAGTTTCTTACTTTTCTTTTTAATTGTTGTAATTTCCTTTTTCTTCTCTGTTTTAATTTTGGGTACCGGATGAAACGAATTGCTTAAATCTTTTACTACCATATTGCCTCCTTATTAAGGGCGCGTGGCACTAACAATAACAATTAAAAGGGGAGTTTTGTTCATCTATTAGTGCCACTCCAACTGTCTAACAAACTCTTGATTTCAGCTGGTGTCTTAGTTTCTATTTCTAATTGCTTACATTCTTGTATTAGTAATTCAATCAATAAACTCATTTCTTTTGTGTTGTATGTACTGGAGCCATAGTAAGCTTGTACTTTTACGCACTTGTCTTTTCTCGAAATCTCTCTTACTAAAAAACCTAATCCTTGATTCTGCCAAATTCTTTTAAAATCTTCAAATGCTTTCTCTTCTATTATCATGGCTTGAAATGTGCCAATATTTGAAATTGCATCTTTGTATATATCTTCTTTTGTTATTACTGCATCATTTGTTGTTAATTTTTTTGCAATTAAATCACATAGAACCCAACAATATGAATTAGCATCTAAGGACCTCTTTTTATACCATTTCTTTAGCTCAATATTTAGCTTATTTTCGTTTTTAAGTTGTTCGACAACACTTATCTCATTCGTATCTAAAACTATGCTTATTTTTGGTTTTCGTGTGTCAAAATCTATACTAATATCATTTATAATTCCTGTAGTTTGCATATTTACCTCTCCACGTGTTGATGCATTAAAACATATTCTGAATTTTCTCCCATATTATTTAATAAAAATTCACTAGCTTGTTGTTTACTTAAATGACTATCTTTTGCTCTAAATTCATAAACATATTTGCAGTCTTGTTGTTTTTCTTTTATTCTTTCTTCTATCTCATCTTCGTCATAGTTTCCTTCAATAAGATATAGATCATAACCTTTAGCTGTTATTCCTTCGACTGTTTTCGTATCTGTCATATAGATTACTTTATAATCATCAAATAGCACTCTATAGCCACATTGTAATACGTCATGATATAATTTTATTGGTACGACTTTAAACAGCTTATAATCGTATTTTGTGCCAATTTTAAGTACATCTATATTCTTTCTTTCAACTCCACTCTCAAGTAATGGTTTTAATAGCCATTCACAACAAGCAAATCTTAATGTTGGTCTTTCTTGTACTAATTTCTTAATTGTTTCTTTTTTAAAGTGATCTGAATGTATGTGTGTGAGAAGTACTATTTTTAATTTTTTATAATACTTCTCTAATCTTTTAAAAGTAACTCCACAATCTATTAAAATTATGTCTCTTATTATCGTTGCATTTCCTGTACTACAACTAGATATAATTTTATAATTCATTCATTGATACCTCTTTTGTATTCTCTATTTGTTCTTCTATTATTTCTCCTTGTACTTCAATAGGCTCTTGTTGTGAAATTTCTTGTTGCACTTCCTCTGCTTCATACATTCCTGCTAAGTCTTCAACAAATGTTTCTCTTAATGCTCTAACTTTTGCTACCTTTTCAACCATTGTTGCCCCCTTACTTCCCCAATTTGAATTTAATTGTCCTTGCCCTGTTTTTTGTGCTACTTCGTTAAAACTTACACTTGAATATGTAGGGTGTGACCAATCTTTTCTAAACACTCTAGCCCAACCACCTACAAGTTGTTCAGTTCCTAATCTAAATGTTCCTTGTCTCTCTTCTATTGTTCCATCATCTTTTTGAACTATAATTCCACTTTCCATTCCATCATAATTTGAATTTAATACTGCTCTTTTCAATATAGCATCTTTTCCAACAACTAATTGTGCTGGTACTCCTGCTTTATATTTAATTAGATACGCTTCTCTTAAGAATGGATTTAATTTTCTAACTTTACAAAGTTCTGTAAATAGTTTAAATTCTTGATTTGTTATTTTTGCATCTGTTCCTACTATATACTCTTGTACTATACTTGGTGTTAATTTTATTTCATTTCCATCAATGTCAAATTTGACCATTAATTCATTATTTTTTTGTACTTCATTACTCATAATCGTAACCTCCACTTTCTAAAAATTGTTTTAATTCTCTTAATTTTGTTCTTGTTCCTCTTACTGTAAATTTTAAAGTTAAAATTTCTTCTATTTTTTCTTCTACGGATGGTGAATTTAATATTATTTGTTCACTATACTTGTCTGACTCTTTTGCAGTATCCACAACAAATTTTTGAAGTTCTTTTTCTTGTTCTATTTTTTTCTTTTCTTCTTCAATAGCCTTAAATCTATTTGTCACACTTGTTATTGCTTGTGATACATTTAATGTTTGTTTGTACTCAACTAATATTTCTGTCTTATGTTCTTGTGTTTCAATTAATTTTAAATCATCCACTATTTTGTCAATAAATTGTTTTGCTTGTTCTTTTAAACTTTTCATACTCGCTGATAAAGTTGTATTTATTTTTGTTTGCTCATATGTGATAAAATCAATATTATTAGCTGTTTTATATTCTTCAAAATAATCTTTTACTTCCTGTTCTTTTTTTGCTTTTAATTCATTTTCTATAGAATCTATCTTTACTTTTAAATCATTGTCGGCACTTTTATATTTATCTGATATATATGTCTTATAAATTTCTTCAAATTGCATATATGGTGCTAATATTTGTTCTTTTACAATCTTTCTTTGTTGTTCAACTTCTTTAAATTCTTTATTTAAACTTGCTCTTATTTGTTTTATCGTTGTTACATTCTCTTCTGTGCAAACCAAATTCTTTGCATTTTCAACCTTTTTATCTACATCTAGTGATAATTCTTTAAGATGTTCCTCAATTTGAGGTAGTTGTTTTACTACTATTAATTCCTGATTACTCATCGCATTTGTCCTCCAAATCTTCATAATACTTGTCCCAATCTCTTGGTTTCTTGAAATACTCGTTATAGCACTCATCATTTATTAAATCTGTTATGTTATATTCTGTTACCATAACTCCTCCTTGACTTTTTATTTCTTATATAGTAAAATATAAAAAGTAATATATTTACTAATAAGTTTTGAGTTAGTTTTTGGATTGGTAGTCGCGAACTAGCTCTTTTATTTTGTTTAAAACTATTTTCTCGCTGTCTACTGGACAAGCAATAGTTCTATCTGCTACATCTTTTAGTAGTTTTTGTAGTTTAGTATTTTCTTTAACTAAAATTGTGTTATTATGTACTTCTTGTTTTCTTAGATCTTTTAATTGTTTGTTTTCAAAACTTAAATCTCTAACTTGTCTTGCTAATTCAACATTTCTTGAATTTGACTCGTCTATTTCTGTTCCTAATGTTTCTTTATAGTAAATAAAACTTAATAAAACAATTAGTGCTACTAATGCTAAAAACAATGTCATTTCCTTCATCTCCTTTCTTGTAAAATTTTGTAAAATTATGTATAATTACCTCATACTAAAAATATTTTAGAAAGTGAGGTGTTATTATGTCTAGTTTTATGTGTCCATTCTGTAATTCTTCAGTTCCTACTATTTCAACAACACACCGAAACATATCTTGTTATTTTAATAAAGATATTCCACATTATTCAGACGATAATAGCTGGGAAACTTCTGCAATTTTTCAAATAGATATGTTTAGTTGTCCTAAATGTAATAAAGTTAGTTTTGTTGCTAATGGTAAAGGACTTTTAGAAGATATTTCTATTCCTCTTTATCCTAATTCTTTGGCTAAGCAATTTCCTGATTATATTCCTCAATCTATTCGAGAAGATTATGAGGAAGCATATTCTATAATCAATTTAAGTCCTAAAGCCTCTGCTACTCTTGCTCGTCGTTGCTTACAAGGAATGATTCGAGATTTTTTTGGAATTGTGAAGACTCGTTTAGTTGATGAAATTACTGCTCTCCAAAGTTTAGTTCCTCCTGCACAATGGAAGGCTATAGATTCTCTTCGTTCTGTTGGCAACATTGGTGCTCACATGGAAAGTGATGTTAATGTAATTATTGATGTTGACCCTGATGAAGCTCAAAAACTGTTAAAATTGATAGAGCTTTTAATTGATAAATGGTATATATCTCGTCATGATGAAGAACAACTTTTATATGACATTACCGCTATTGCCGATGATAAAAAATCTCAAAAACAAATTAAATCTAATCAGTAGTCTCATCTAAAGTATCATGACTAGCCAACAAATTTCCTTCAAAATCCCAGTATTGATAAATATATCTTACTGGGTCTTTTTCTGTTCCTCGTCCCAATAATGATGTTGTCTTTATAACTTTCATAACTTCTGCTTTATCTGTTCCTCTCGGTCTCGCTGTTTCCATCTTTCCCTCCTAAAATCCTATTGCTATAAATGCTGCCCAAAATAATCCGAATATTGCGCAATAAATATATTCTTTAATCTTCTGTTTTGTTTTTTTATTTAGTTTCTTTTTCATTCGTTTTTCCTCCTTAATCAAATATTTCTGTTCCTGCTGTCTGTAAGATTTCTTTAAATTTTTCGATTTCTATGCAATAACCTCCAAAATTTGTTCCGTATTTCTTACAAAAGTTAGTTGCTTTATTTAAATTTACATTATAATTTTGTGCTATTTCTTTGGCGTATAATAGCTTTGGTAAATTGCAAAGATTTTGTTTTGTGTTTAGGATAGTTTCTAACAACTCGTTAGTTCTTTGTTGTTCTCGTAATATTTGTTCTTCCAACTTATCACCCTCTTTCTTGTTTATTTTTTATCTACTTTGTTTACTTTTGTCAACATTTTGAATAAAAAAAAGGTCATCAAAGTTGCATTGTAGCGCTTTGCATATATTAATCGCTAATTTTGGACTTGGGTTTCTTTCTCCTTTAGCTAATAATGATATTGATGTTGGATTTGAATCAGCTTTTCTTGCCAATTCTCTATATGTAAAGCCCGCAATTACTATCCTTTCTATAAAATCATCTAAATTTTTTATATATACTGTTCTATTTGACATTTTATTTTGCACCACCTTTCTTTGTTGACTTTTGTAAACATTATATCATTTAGTTTACTATTGTCAATAGTTTTTTAAAAAAATTTTTAAAAACATTTACAATTGTAAATTTGTATAGTATAATTACATTTGTAAGGAGGTCGTCAAGATGAAATTTTCAACACTTGAGCTTGCTAAATATTTGAAGAACATAAGAGAAACATTAGGATATAGTATATATGATGTTAATAAATTATGCGAAATATCTCCTAGCTACCTATCTTTAATGGAAAATGGTAAGCGAAGACCTAGTCCAATTATTTTAAAAAAACTATCTTCTATATATCATATAGATTACAACGATTTATTATCTAAGGCTGGCTTTATAGAATTAGTTGAAAATAAAAAAGAAGATAATTTTCGCTATGCTTCTGACAACGGTCTTGATACTACTGGATTAACGCCAGAAGAAATAGAAGAATTAAAAGAATTTATTAGATTTAAAAAAAGTTTAAAGAAAAAGAAAGATTAGATTATGGAATTATTAGATTTGTATAATTTAACAGAAAAAGAAAAAATAGATGTAATAAATTATAAATGGATTAAAGCTAAAGCTAGAATCTTTGAAGAAGATAATGAATATAGTATTGGAATTGATTATAATAAAATAGATAATTCTACAGAAGAAAAAGAAATTCTTGCGGAAGAATTGGGCCACTACTACTGTGGAGCCCTTTACTATATTGATTCAGACATTGCTTTAAAAAGAAAGTGTGAAATCAGATCAAAAAAATGGGCTTACTCTGTACTAGTTCCTTTTCAAAAATTAAAAGATAAAATTGCACAAGGTTTTGACTTATATGATTTAGCAGATTATTTTAATGTAGATATTAAATATATGATTAACTGTATTGACTTCTATGCCGAAAAATATGGTATATTAGTTTAATATATAAAAGAAGGATAGTGCTGTCGCCAAACAAGACACTATCCTAAACACAAAACAAAATCTCTTTGCAGAGCTTTTGCATATTTATGATAGCACAAGTTTACTAAATATGCAATACCTCTGTAAATGGATTTTAAAAGAAATTTATGGAGGTTTTATTTATGGAAAGAAAAAATCAAAAAACAAGACAAGTTGGCAATGGCGAAGGTTCATTATATTATAGTGACTCGTTAGGTCGTTGGATATTTCAATATTATGATACTCAAGGTAAAAGACAAACTCTGAAACAAAGAAAAAAAGAAAGTGTTAAGGAATTTAAAGCTAGAGTAACGCAAACTAAAAATGAATTAAATTTAGGGAGTTATATTTGTAAAAGTCCTGAAAGTATTATTACTTTAGCTAAACAACATATTGATAGTAAGCACATGGATGGTATTACTAGTGATAGAAGCTATAAAAGAGATTTAGAAACTTTAGAGCAAATAAGAAATACCTGCTCTACATTTTGTGATCTACCCATTCAGAAAGTAACCATGAAGCACATTGAAAATGCCAAGAAACAAATTAAACAATATTCTAACAGTACTATTGATAAAATATGGTGCTTGTTAGGAAAAGTATTTAATATGGCATGCTCTCCATCTAGAAAAATTTTAATATACAACTTAATGTTAGATGAAAGCTTACGCAAGCCAATGTCTGAAAAGAGAACAAAAAAGATATCTCCTTTGAGCGACAAATCTCTTGAAAAGCTCAATAACATATTAGATAACGAAGAAAGATATCATCCCTACAGAAATATAGTAAAAATGCAATGCATTTCCGGAATGAGAATCGGTGAAGTATTAGCTCGTTCTATAGATGATTATAATAAACAAACTAAAGAATTTAATGTACACAACACTCTAACACAAGATGATAAATATCATATTATATTAGGAGAACATACAAAGACATACAATAAGAAAACGCAAATAGATGAAGGGCAGAGATACCTTCCATTAGATAATAAATTGTTTTATGAATTAGTGTATATAATTGAAGAACAAAGTAAGCAAAAAGTAAAAAATATTTACAACTTATTATTTTGGGATTATAAAAAAAATACTTTTGTGACTCCTGGTGAAATCAATTCTTGGCTAAAACGATTAAACGCAAAATATCATATTTGTATATCAGAAGAACTAACTACACACAAATTAAGACATACTACTTTAACACGTTGGAAAGAACTTGAAATAGATCTCTCTGTTATTCAATACCTAGCAGGACACGTTGAAGGAAGCGACATTACAGAGAACGTTTATATTGAAACTAAACTAGAATTTGTAAAAAATCATATATCTAAAATATCTTAA